CCAGCATCGATACAACTACCACGCTGCTGCTCCAAGACAGAGTCAGCAAGTAGACACGAAGAATGAATGTGCTTAAATATTTCATTGTTATAGCTCTTAGCCATCACACCATCGATGGCTACACCTTTCTTTTGTAAGAATGCATGGAAGCCTAGAGTACCAACACCAATGCTACGCTCCATCATTGCGCTGTACTTAGCCCTAGCAATTGTTGATGGTGCTTTGTCGATGAAGTATTGCAAGACATTGTCTAGCATTTCCATAACATCCAAGACAAACTGCTTATCATCTTTCCAGTCATCGTAGTATTCTAAGTTGAGAGAAGACAAGCAGCACACTGCTGTACGTTTCTCGTTAGTGGGTAGAAAGATTTCTGTACACAGATTGCTACCATTAATCTTCAAGCCCTTGTCACTTAACCACTTAGGCATAGCCCTGTTAGCTGTGTCAATGAACACTAGGTATGGCTCGCCTGTTTGCATGCGTAGGTCCAGTATTTTCTGCCACAGATATTTAGCAGACACAGTCTCCACCACCTCACCACTGGAAGGATTCTTAAGCTGAAAGCTGTCATCAAAGTCAGGATCTTTCATGGCCTTCTCAATGATGGTCATGAATTCATCGGTGATGTTGATGCCATGATGCAGGTTTAATGTGCGTACATTCTGATCACCTGTAGGCTTACGCATCTCCAAGAACTGGATGATGTCAGGGTGGTGGATGTCTAGGTAGGCAGCATAGCTCCCCCGTCTTGTGCGTCCTTGGCGGTAGGCCAAGGAACTGGCATCATAGATTTTGAGGTGGGGCATAACACCAGTAGACTTATCATCGCCATTGCGGATACCAACATGAACCCCAACACCACCACCATACATGGATAGCCAGTTAGTTTCTGATAGGTTATCGACCAAGCCTTCTGCACTATCATCCATGTAATTAAGGAAGCAGCTAATAGGGAGGCCACGCTTAGAGCGACCAAAAGATAGGATAGGTGTAGAGTAGCTAAGCCAGTGCTTACTACTGTAGTTATACAGTCGCTGAGCGTGTTCTTGACTTGACGCAAACGATTCCGAAACATAAGCAAATCTTTCTTGAGGGCTAGCCTCTTCATCCTTCATGTAACTCTCTCTCAATCTCTGGATGCCAAGCTCATCGAACAAACTATCCCGAGACAGGTCAATAGCGACCTTAAACTTTGCCATAAATATTCCTAAAGAGTGATAAAAAAGGGAGCCAAAGCTCCCAGAGGAAAGGTAGTTATACCTCAGATTGTGTTGTCTTGGGTGTCACCTACATCAATGTCACACACATATTTACTTCCTTCTTTGATGCCATTTTTAAGGGCTGTTATTATACCTAAACTAAGCAGTGTCTCACGCTCTTCAGGTGTCATATCAAATGAATAAGTAGCACTGCCATCTTCATGTTCTTTTAATAAAATTGCATTCATTTCTTTTTCCTTTCTGTCTTCTCTAGTTCTGTCTTCACTTTGTGACAGGGTTTACACATCACTTGTAGATTTTCTATCTCACAGAAGATACGATCAATGAACAAGTCCCAACTAACAAAGCCCTCTGTTGGAGATACTACAGGTAGTATGTGATCTACTTGTACATCTGCTGCAACAAAGTGCTTCTTACATTTAGCACACTTGTAATGCATTGCCAGCTTGCCTGTCTTCTTGTTAGTCTTCCTACCAACGAAGGCTTCTTTAAGAGCCTTGTACTTAGGAGGCCAACGCCTAGACGCAGCACGAAGGGCAGAGGTGACAAAGCTTCTGAACCTAGAGTCAGTCCACTCGCCACCATTTCTTTTCTTATCTACCAACTGGTGTATCTACTAGATGCGACATGTCAGCAGCATCGTAATGCACAAATAAATCCCTAGCTATAGCCAGTGCTTCGTCAATGTCTAGAGCAACAAACTCAGAGAGGAACTTGTCGTACTCAGACTCAGCTATATGCTCAACAACAAAGCCATTGCTTGCTTCTCTAATGGTTACAGAATTAACTTTCATTCTAGTCCTTCAATATCTATGAAAGAAAAGAGCACTTCTTGTGCGTCCATTCGTTCCAACGAAGCAGTTAAGTTTTCAGTGATGGCTTCACTCAGCACTTCTTCATTTAGGTAGACATTGGGTAGGTCTTGAGGCTTAAAGAAAACCTTTAAGTGGATGTCAACAGCAATCATAATCGTTCCAGTCTTTCTTCTATCAGCCTAGCATAGCCAATGATGTCATGCCATGAGTCATGATACCAAGGATCACCATTAACAATGCGGGAGATTTTGTTACAGATGAGATCAAGGCTTTCCTTCATATCATCATCCATCTCTTTCCATTCAGCACCAGACCTAACAGATTCTTTTAAAGCTTGAGAAACTCTAGAGACATCTTCTTTGTAGTTGCCATACCTAACACCTCGTTGTATTAGTGTGTCATCTATGTTCATTGGATGCCCCCAACTGTCTTAGTGTTAATGGTAAAGCTACCATCACCAAAGCTGTCATGATTTGCGTTGTATGAAATGTCACCAACATCAGCAAACATCTTACCGCAATATTCAACAAGCTTGTTAGCAAGTGCTTCATCTTCTTCCATGTGTGGAATCACTGATGCCAATATCGTAGCCATACCAATCAAGTTATTCACATCGTCTTCAGTGATGGTGAGTGGTCCAAAGCCACTGACTAACACCTGAAAGTTGTTTGTGTATTTTCCATCTACAATAGTAGGACGCAGGATTAGTGCAATGTCATTTGGCTTTAAGCTTGTGGAGGATTCCATATCTGTCCTTCATATCTTCGTAGAAAAAGAAGCTGAGCATTCTCTAACACACGCTCAGCATCACCCTCATAAGCTTCCAACACTTTGTTGTATAGCTCAAGTTCGTTTGTTGTGTCCCCAATTATCTTGGCTGCTTTCACTGGGCCAATACGGAACAATCCCTTGATGTTATCAGCAGCATCACCTGTCAGCATCTGTGTGTACAACTTAACCAGAGCTTCCTCTGGTGTGATGTAGTAGCCTAGACGCTTAACAAAGTTGTAATGCCATCCGCATATCTGATCTAAGTCTTTGTCTAAAGACACAATGACACAATTGTCACCAAGCTTAGTAGCTTCAATGGCAATGGTGTCATCAGCTTCTTCACCTTCAGATATAGAAGCACCCCATTCTTTTACTAGATGGCTTCTAAGGAAAGCTAAATGCTTTGGCTTAGGCTTGTCCACCCTGTTACCTTTGTAAGGCACAGTGGTGGCTATCTGATATCGGAAGTTGTTCTTACCTGTTAGGTGCATTCCCCAACTATCCACGAAGCAATCAGGATAGATGTTATCAACACCGCACATGAGGGTATCAACGATTAAACGATCCAGTGTTCGCTGTGCCGTTGCTTCGTCTTCGTCCTCACATGCGGATGCTGCCCGATAAGCGAATATATCGCTATCGAATAGTGCTTTCATTAAGCAACTTCTTCAACAATCGTTGGTTGCTGATTTGCTTTTGCTGCCTCAGCAGCTTGCAACTGTTCTGTACCTTGTTGTCGTACTAGTGCAATGGTTTCACTAACAGCTTCAAAGGGAAGCTTAGACAGTGCTGCCAATACCAAGTTAAGTTGGTCCAAGTTTAATGTGATATTAAAGTTCATAATACGTCCTCATCATCTGCGCTAATGCCGCTTGCTGCAGCATACTCAACCAAGTCAGTCACAACCAGCTTCTTCAAGGAAGGGCTAACACCCTTCTTGTTCTTGTATGTCCAAGAGTAGGAAGACACAAGAGCCTTACCCTTACTACCATTGCCAATAGCCTCAGTAATTTCATCATTCTCTGTATCAAAGACACGGATAGGCTTCTCTGATTTGCATGTGATGTAACGCCCCATGTCAGCCTTCTTCTCTTCACCAGTCTGAACACTGATACCCATATCTTCCAGTGCTTCAACAGCAGCATCAGACAAGTTGCATAAGTTCAACTGAAACTTACCAGACATGTCATTCACTTTGTTGTGCTGACACCAGAACAAATCAGCCTTAAGCTTAATCGCTTTCTTTTCTTCACTCATAATATTCTCCAATATAAAAACCCACTAGTAACGTCAGTGGCACTCACGCCAGTTGTTGCCAATCTTTCCTTCGGCATCAACTGGGCAACGGAAACCTAGAGCCTCACCTGCTTTGGTTGCTGCTTGCTCTATGAGCCTAGCTGCTTCCTCTGCCTGATTTTCTCGCACTTCCCATTGTGTTTCGTCATGAACAAACGCTAACAGTTTAGCATTTATTCCCTTCTCTTGCAACAGCTTTGTTGATTCAACAAGCCATTGTTTAGCTACGATAGCACCTGCACTTTGTAGCAGGGTGTTCAAGGCAGCATGCTCAGACCTAACCCACACCCTGCGTCCATCCAGTGCAGGGAGATGCCCCTTAGCCATCAGCCTAGATATCTTCTTCTTCAAAGCAGAAAGGCCGGGTGTGTTATTGATAAAACTATCAATAAGTTTCTTGCCTTTGCTACTGTTACCACCAACAATGCTGCCAGCTTTAGCTGCCCCTGCTCCATATAACACACCATATGTCAGAGTCTTGGTAATATTCCTAGCCTTCTTATGCTCAGGATTGTTATCATCCTTCACAGTGCCTTTGTCAACTAAGCCAAAGCTCTGTGCATTGAACCAGTGGATGTCTCCTTTAAGCAACTCATCCATCCATTCTTGGTCATTTAAGTAGTGACCTAAGCAACGAAGCTCAATGCCTGACAGGTCAACACCCACCTGCTTATACCCCTTAGGCACTGTCCATACCTCTCTGCACTCAGCACCATATGGACCACCCACTGCAGGGATCTGCGCCATATTAGGACTGCTGTGTGTCGCCCTTCCTGTAACTGCGCCATTAGTTGTCACTCTGCCATGCACCCTGCCATCATCGGCTACCAGTTCAAGCCAACTACTTATCTGAGCTACACGCTTTTGAATCATTAAGTATTCAGCTACAAGCTTAGCTTCTGGTAAGTCAATCTTCTCAAGCACAGCTTCATCAACAATGACATTGCCTTTGTCTGTCTTCTTTGTGAAGACAACACCAAGCCCTGCCAATCGCTCAGCAATTTGCTGCCTACTACCTGAATTAAAAATGGTAATCTTATCCTTAAGCTGCTTGCCTGTCTTCTCAGAGATGCGCTGCTCTACGATGGGAGGGAACACCTGCTGCATGCTCTCTTCAATCTCAGACATACGCCCACTAAGGGTTGCATGTAATGCCATAGCCTTAGGCATATCAAGCATGAAGCCGTTCTCTTCCATACCACGACAGATCAGTGCCACCTCATGCTCAAGCTGTATGCTTTGTAGGGAAAACCCTTCTCTCGTCATGGTTGTTGTCAAAAAGTTGTACAGTTTTTCTAACAATTGAACATCTTGTTCACAATAAGTAGCCATCTCTTGTGTCCATCCACCATCAAAGTCAGTGAAGCCTATCTTGTAGCTGCCTAAGCGGTGACCCCATGCCTCTAAGCTGTGTGGTTTTGGGGCTTTGCCCGACATAATTGCGACAATTTCAATGTCGGGTTTGTACAGCCGTGACATCACCAACGTATCCACCAGACTGTTGTCAGGAATGCCAACACCCCACACCTTCTTAAGCACAGGTGCGTCAAAGCCAATGATGTTGTGGCCCACCACTTGCTCACCCTCTAAGTATTGCTGCAAGCTGTCGGCTTCCCGCCAGTGCCTCACCTCACCAGTGGTGCTGTGCTTAGTAACACACAGCCATATGGTGTCATGTTTCAGGTTTGTCTCTATGTCTAAGAAGATCATCGTCCTTGTCCTTATCATTTTGTCGGAGATTGTTAACATCTACCGACTGTTTGTAATCTTCTAATGAGTCTTTACCAAAGATGGCATTCCATCTAGTAGCCCACTCTTCATCAGCTATTGACTTGGGACGCTGAGCATGTCCCTTTCCTCCATCACTCATACCTTTGCCACACCAATACAGGTGTGTCCTTTCCTATGTATGCACCCTCAATGTTGAAGAGAATATATTCATTGGCTTCCTCTTCAGACATACCATCTCTGTCCACAAATACTTTGATCATTAGATCGGCATCGTAGACCAAGACCTCCACTCTCTCATTACCATTCCATACAGAAGCTTGTCCAATGATGGAATCATCAAGACCATCCCACTGTTTCATAGCATCATCCCTTCCAGAGTATCGTCAATCTCAAACATTCTGCCAGTGTCTTTGTTATAAAGCAAGCTGCAAGCAGGACCAGTCTGACCACTGTATCTGTTCTTCAACACTCTCACCTTGGTGGTGTTACGTTCAATGGGATCATCAGCCTGACCATTCCTTTCAAGCGATACCACCATGTCACTAAGCTGTGCAATGGCTGCACTACCCCTTAGCTGAGCTAAGCTAGTGGTTGCACCTTCTTCATGTCCCTTATCTGATGGACGCTTGAGGTGGCTAACAATGATGAGAGCAATGTTAGTTTCCTGCACAAGCATGCGAAGCTTGGTCATGATTTCATCAATGGCCTTACGCTCATCACCATTGTCCTGACTGGATACGATGATGGACAAGTGATCCAAGAATACATACTTACAGCCCAGTCCCTTAGCCATATACTTCACACGATTGACAATGTTCTCAATGGCTGTGCTACCGAAGTGATCAAAGAAGTACAAGCGTCCAGTGCCTAGTGTCTTCTCAAATGCGTCCTTGCGTATGGCATCAGACACCACAGATGTAGGCAGGTGCAGAGGCGTGTCAGCAGCAAGGCTCATCATGGATAGGCTAGTCTTACGCACACTCTCTTCAAGAAACATCAAGCCAATGTTGTCACTGCTGTTCTGCAGCAGATGCCAAACAATTTCCCTTAGGGTTTGACTCTTACCTAGTCCACTACCTGCTGTGAATGTAACTAGCTCACCTGCTCTGATGCCATAGGTGATGTCATTGAGTCCCTTCCAAGGATAGAAACAGTCTGCTGCTTCCATTGGTTTAGATACCAACTCCCACAACCCAGTACCACTAACAATACCATCGGGTATGAATGGCTCTGCTGCCCACCAACGGGATACGAATGCAGCTTCCTTGCTTTCAGTAAGCCACTCACATGCATCCTTGTATGATGGATCAGGTTTAAATATCTTGCACTTACTACCAAACAATTCAGCAACTTCCTTTGCTGCCTTCTGCCCTGCCTCATCACCATCAAAGCACAGCACTACAGTTTCAAAGCTGTTGATGTATTCGTAGTTTGCTTTAGCATCCTTCAATGCACTCCCTGCACCTGTGCGTATAGACACCACAGGGTACTTGCTACCTGTCAATTGGTATGCAGCCAGTGCATCAAACTCACCCTCAGTGATGGTGAGATACTTACCATTGGATGGGTATAGGTTCTGTCCAAACAATGTACCCTTGCTCCACCCACCCACTGTCGTGAACTTCTTATCCTTCACCTCTCTGCGCTTAGCTGCCACCAGTTGGGT